TCAGGTAGCTGACATATTGCTTGACATCCTCCAAGTCACCTACGTGCTCGGGCATCACCTCTGCTCCATCTCTCGCTTCATCCAACCCGGCGCATAGTTGGACCACCAACGGCTCAGGCGCCTGTAGCCATAGAACCCCATAGCTACACCAAATGCGAAGTCACTTGCGATGTCCACGCTCGGCTCCCTCCACGCAGATCGCATAGGCGTCTGCATAGTGCTGGGTGTGGCCGGTATCGCCGTCCTGCAGGCGCTTTGCGACGCGCTTGGCATAGGCAAAGCCGATGTACGTGATGTCCGCCATAGCCGCGCATTCGCCTACATGACGGTCGCGTGTAATGAGTTGGTCCGTCGAGACCAGCCCAAGCTCATCGCCGCCGTGCTCGTCTGGGTAGTGCGGATCACCCATCATGTCATCGAGCGCGTCGAGGCCGCCGGGTCTGTTAGCCTCATGGTAACGGTTGGCGGCATACTCCACCGCATCCCCATCCTTACTCACTGCGGTGCTCCTTCCTCCGTGTCAAGTTCACCAGCAGCCCGAGCCGCAAATGGATCGGTGGCGACGGCCCGTGCTGCTTGCTCGGTCAGTACTGCCTGTGTCATGTTCTCTGGGAACACATACCCGATCTTACTGAGCTCGCTCCGAGCCCAGTCGGCATCTGCCAATCCGGCGGTGAAGATCGTCATGACCTCTTTGAACTGAGCATCACGGTCCTCTGGGAGCGGGTCACCGAACACCGGGAGGGCAACGCATGGATTCCCCAACCCCTCATAGGCATTCAGCCAGGCCGTGAGGTCGAAGAACATGTTCATCAGGACCTCAGCAATCTCGGTCTCGCGCTCATCGGCCTTTGCGAGCATAGGCGCCAATGAGAGCAACCGGGCAATCCCGCTCTCCGCTACCTGGACATTGACCAGGCTAATGGCCGCATCCGGCGTACCACTCGCCTCCCGCAGATTCTTGATGAGGAATGCCAAGTGGTCCTGCATAGGCGCCACGGTCGTCACGCCCGAGACCCGACCGAACTTGGAGCCCATCTGGTGCTCAACCACCTTACCGGGCCCAAGAATCCAATCGGTCACGTTGCCGGCCTCGTCTCGCGGCGGTCCACCATCGGTCTCGTACATGCCCAGACCCTCGAGCGCCAAGATCATCTCCTCGTCACTAATGGCCTGGTTTACTGCGGACATGATACGTTCCAGGCCGCGGAGTTCACTTGACCCAAATGGATCGCCAGGTGCGACCATGTTCTTGATGTGGTAGACAGGTATCGACGTGATCTCAGGCGGCAGTGGGGTCGGCGGCTTGATGACGATCAGCGCCTTGTCGTCGAGCGCCTGCCAATGCTCCATCTCATAGATCGCGATGTCGTTGTAGATGGTGGTGTCTGAGCCGTCGTTGTTGAGTGGGTCAACTCCTCGGCGGTATGTCTGCCGCTTGATGCGAACCTGATCCTCATCGTCCACGATCTGCTCCACGAGGTGAACGCCAATGATCCTGTCCGGGTTGTCCGGGTGCGTGACCGGGAAGTATGCCGCTGGATCCACTGTCTCGATGGTGATCCGCCGGCCATCAGGCTTAGCCTCATCACCAATAACGTGCCACACCCAGTCCCCGCGAATGAAGCCAAAGCGCTTGTTGGAATTGAACTGCGACCAGAACCGCTCACGCCGCAGGAGCGCAGTCATCCAGTTCCGCATCTCCTCCTGCTCGCTCTCGCCGCCGACGTCAGGGTCAATCATGATCGCAGGGTCGGCGCAGACAAAGCGGTTGGTGGTGTCGACAATGGTACGCCCGGTGGGGACATAGATGGGCTTGTCCTCCTGGCCCCGCAGAGTGAGCTCGAAGGTCTCCGGCACCGACCAATAGATCTGCTCATAGATCTGGTACGCATTGATACGCCTGGCATCCATCTCTGTCAACCAGGGCGGGACCGCGAGACCAAACTGCGTGGTCGTGGAATAGGGGTTGAACTTCTCAACTGCACTGACGGTCATCGCCGTCTCCTTCCAGATGTAGTGTCGTGGCGACGGCGTTGCCTTTGCTGCGAGAGTGAGGACCCGGCCACGCGAGCACCGCCACCTTCACCGCCACCTGTCGGTCCAAACTTGCCACGGTAGAACCGCCCCAAAGCCTCAGGACAGTGGTTGTCCTTATCTAGTGGGAGATCATTGGGGTTCTGTTTCGCTTCCTTCTTGAGCTTCGGATACCTGTAGTCATTGAACTCACGGATCGTGTTCTCGCACCGGCGGTCGATCATGAGCTTGGGATGCCGCTCCGGGTGTCCGTCAGGAAGATGAGGCCTGAAGTCTTTGAGAGCCTCACGAATGTAACGGAGTCGAAGCTTGAGCTCACCACCCGTGTCGCGGTTGCCTCGCACCCGCAAGTGGCGTTCCAACGCCAAAGTGTCACCTGGTTCTGCTGGGTCTGGGTAGAACTCGATGAGACCGTCTGGAGCGAGTCCACGAGACTTGATAAGTCTTGCAGCGTCGTCGATAGCCAATCCAGACTCATAGAGTTCATCGATAACATGGACGGTACCATAATGCGGGTCCTCCTGGATTAGCAACCAGACAAAGGGATTCGTGAAGCCATAGTCCACGGCAGCGTATGTACGCCATGTCGGGTTGAAGGGGAGATCACGTACATGGTACTCATCATCGAATAGCTTGAAGACACGGCCGGCAAACTCAGTGAAGTCGGCAGCAATCTCTTGCTTGAACGTCTCCTCGCTGAGGTCCATGACTAGCTCAATGATCTCAGGGTCAATCCCCAACCGCCGTGAGACTTCCTCGATGTCGATGGCGTTGCGTTGCTCCAAGAGCGTTCGCAGTCGAGCTATTCCCTTGTCGCTTGCCCCCATTGGATACACGTGAGGGTTAGCCCAAGCTGGCCGGCGCCAAGAGCGCCATTGCTTATCATTCGGGTCCTGGCCTCGCATGTACAAGTCATAGAACCAGTTCTTGCCCTCTGGCGTCGAGGTGAACTTGGCCCACCCATGGAAGTCTGCGAGCATCGGGCGGATGAACTTGGTCCATGTACGCTCGCTTTGCTTGGCGGCCTCTGCCATAATGACGCCATTGATGCCCTCACCAACGAGACGTTCTTGGTGTTTGGCACTCTTGCCTAGCACCAGGAGTTTCCCACTGTACATTGAGAGTTGCATGTCGCCAGAGTGAGCGTCATAGTATGAGCCCGGCTTGTCGAATGGAGCCCCATATGCCTTGAGGGTGTTCCAGAGGTCACGGTACTCCTTCTCACTGTCCGTGTACTCTGGCCCCACGATCCAGAACTCACGACGTATCCCGTTCTCCTCCAAGTATGGGAGCACGTACCTGGTCTTGACCGCTTCCACCAATAGCTCTTTGCCGCCAATGCGAGACTTGCCAAACCGCCGGCCAGCACTCACCACCTGGTTGCGCGTGGCATCGCGATGTATCTCGATTTGACCTGGGTGGGGCCGGTACTTGACCATGTCGAACAATTTGCCGACATCGATCGTGGCAGTCACGCTTCCCCATCACCCGTGAGAAGTTTGGCGATCTCTTCGCAACAGGTCGCCTCAACTCCTGCCGCCGCGAGAGCGTCGTGCGCTCTTGTGAGGTGGGCTCCTAAGCGTGTCAGACGCTCCCGCTGCGTTTCGATCTGCGACTGCCTCCGCAAATCGCTCTCACCGGCCTTGTCACGTGTGAGGGCTAGCTCCTCGCGGAGTCGAGCCCTTTCGGCCCGTAGGCTCGCTATTGTCTCCGCCAACTCCTCCACGCTCCTCTGCCATGATGCCGTCGATGATGTCCTGCCATGGATCTGCGGACGAGATGATGACTCGCTCTTGAGGCTTCCCAAGCGAGTACTCCATAGCTAACTTGATGCATTGGAACCTGACTTGATCGCTATCAGCTTCCTCGGCCATATCAATCAACATTTGAATTGCTTGATCGCCATATCTGCGAACACGCTCCGTGGCCCGGCGGATCAGCTCATTCGTCATCGCCGTATGGACCTTGTTCGGGAGACGTGGAAGCCGGCCAGCAGGGAACGTCCCATCCTCGTTGGTGACTCGGCCTTTCTCCAATTCACGCATGGTGAGCTCCTCGACCGGCAACTCACCTGCAATCAGGGCAGCTTGCCTCGCCAATGCATAGGCATCCTTGCGGTACGACGGCATGCGACAATTCTACCGCACGGCAATTGGCGCACGCGCGTAATCGCGCGTACAATCCCCCATTGGTTCCGGTCTGCCCGCCAATCCGGATGGTCACGGCACATTCCC